CCACCTTGGTTCTCAAGACGGGTCGAACCCATTGGGATAAGGGTGTTGAAGCCGAGATATTTCGGGTTAACAACATATCCGCGATTGGCGTTTGGCATACAGGAAGGGTTGCCATTGATGACATTAACGATGCCAAAGTCAGACTCATACAGGGTAACTGCATGGGTGATCTTCTTGCTCGAAGCGTCTTGATTGATGTGATACACCGCTTCAGCAGGGCTGGTGGCTTGACCAGACGAGCGTTGGAAGTTCGAGATCACCTTGCGGAGAGCAACACCAGCGATGAGGGTCAAATTGTTGGACTCGCCATTGACCGTGTAGATAGACGCGATGATGTCGTTGAAGGTAGTGTCTGTAGGAGCAGCAGCCGTGAGGATCGAAGCCGTAGGCGTACGATAAGCAGCAGGAACATCCGAAGGGCCAGACGAGCTGAGCCAGTTACCAAGTCCACGGAGGGCGTAGGGAGTACCAGCACCGTTCTCAACGGAACGATCATTGTCCGAGCAGATAGCAGCTTCGACATCGCGCTTCAGTTCACGCATCGACTTGGCTTCAGCTTGAGCAACATTGGCGGGGCCAACGGAGCTAACGGCTTGTTGCAGGTTCGACACGATGTAGTCGCGGCGGAAGATCTGGGTGTAGTTGCCAAGACGAGCGCGGCTAGCGAACTTGTCATCAAAGGCAGTCACATCCGTACCCTCAGAGATACCAGCAGTCGAAGGAGCCGAAAGAACATCGGCAGTCCACTCGCTGAAAGTACCACTTGATTTGCCCTTGGCGCAAAGGCTGAGGAGCGGGGTTTCTTCGGGAGCAAGGAGGGTCAACTCGTTAGAGAGATCCTCGCGGTTGGAGATAGCGGAACCCGTGCCAGTCTTGGCTTGGGGCGCATTTGGTTGATAGGTATTCGAGATACTCATAATAGTGATTTAGTTAGATTATTTAGTCATCCGGGCAACTCTGGCGGCAACCCAATCCTCCACAGAGTGTGAAGTCTGGAACCTTTGGTAGGCTTGATCGGCATTCTTTTTCGCGGTCTTAACACCAGACTTCGCTGCTCCAGCACCATACGGGGTTCCAGCCACTTTGGCCTTGGAAATAGTTCCCGCTGCTTTCGCCGCGCTCTTAGTCTTATTGCTGCGATGAATGGATCGTACTGCGTGTGCCAAAATATACGGGAGTTGCGGCCCGAGGTCTGGAACATGCAGGTTAACCATTTCGACCAGTGGATCAGCTAGGAGTGCCTTGTACTGTTTACCGATTGCAGATTCCTCGTCGGCAACCTCTGGGACTTCCTGTGGGATCAACCCGGTGAAGTGTTCCCGTGCCTGCTCGCGTTGTCCTCGCTTTGCGAGTTCTGCGTGCTGGGCTGGGAGGTATTTTGCCATAGCTTCCCGCGCATTGCGGTTAGCACGACGAATCTCTTTCTTGGTAAACTCCTTGTCGCCTAGAACGATGATGTCTTCAGCACCATAGTCCTCATGCTCTTCAAGGATTGTGTCGGTTTCCTCCGCGACCTTCTCCAGTTCCGCATATTTAGCCTGTAGCCCCTCGACACTATCGATGTCACGGAAGGGGTTTTGCTCTGCGGGGATGACTGGTAGTGGTTTCGTTTGGGCCTGAGAACTTAGCTTTTCCTCCAGAGCTTTCTTTTGCGCTGTAAGCTCACCCACTCGGTGTAGCAAACGGCTGCGGCTCTTTTTGGCTAATGCTTGGATCTCTTCAGGGTTTAGCGACAACAAGTCTACTTCCTGTTCCTCTTCGCCTTCTTCCTCTGCATCATCTTCTTCGGGTTCTTCCTGATCGTCGGAAACTGCCTCTGGTTCCAGAGTCTCTTCCTCTTCCCAAGAATCATCCTCAGTTTCAGTAGCTTCGGCTTTTGGTTCTGAGTACTTCTGAGTCCTCTGAGCGATTAAATCTTCAAAGGATATGTTAGACGAGGGATTTGGGGCTTCCTCGGTAGCCTCGGATTGCACATTCATGTTTTTGACACCAGTTAACGCCCGGCGGCGGCGATGACCTAGCAATGTGGAGGGAGTTAATATAAGTCAACAATGGGGGCATATGGGTGTGGATATGTGTGGATATCTATATGTTAGAAATAATGTGTAGTTTTTCTGACGAAAATCGTGTGGTGTTTTTGCGTTATCGTCGGAGAAAAGGTCGGAGAAAAGGTCGGAGAAAAGGTCGGAGAAAATCCACGCCACGAATGCGGATATTTTGGCGGGTAATTTGTGGGTTGACTTGCGGTGGAACCCAGAGTAAGATTGCGCTCGACGTGAGGTAAGAATCATCGTCACCATTCACCCCTCCGAAGCGTAGAGCAACGGATCTAGGGCTGGCACGGGTTCTCTTACCTCCTCGTGCTAGCCCTTTGTTTTTGGCAAAGGTAAACCAGTTCAGTTCCAACCCGCACACTGACACAAAAGATAGCGGCAACAGATTCCTAGGGGTTAAATCGTCGCGGGAATAAAAACAAGGCGATGAGGGTCACCCTCTTTCCACTGTTGGATTTGGTTCCAATGGGGGGAGGGGGGGTTTTGCCAAGATTAAAATCTTATTAAATATAAGATGTGCTAATGTATGAGGAACTGGACGAAAACCGTCCTAATGTGCGTTTATTCACTCATTATGAGCATTTACACTATCCAGTAAACAAAACACCCTTGATAGGGATTGAGCCTACCAAGGGTGAAACCAATGAACAATGAAACACACGCTAGGCGTGATGGGTAATGTTTACATTGTTACAGGCAAATTGTCAAGCTAGCGGTTAACACATGTGGATATCACATTGCCATTCTACCAGATGGCTTAAACTGACCCTCAGGTTGACCCATCCCGCCCCTTGGAGCGCGAGCTATCTGTTGTCCCATGTTTTGACTTGTGGAGCTAAGAGGTGGTTGACCCATTCCGCTCATTGAGGCTGGAATTTTCGAGTAGGTATGTGATGCCATCGTGCCGCGAGCTTTGTTAGCGATTACGGGTGGTCGAGTTGCCATCCCCATAGGGGCGCGGCCAATAGGGCTACCCATTCCATTTGAAGTAGAAGTTGGAGTACCAGTAAATGGATTTGGGCCTTTTTGTCTTGGCATCGTTGCCTCTCGCGCGACCGCCGCTTGCATATCTGCTAGTGTTTTTTTCATATTATATGTGGTTGATGTTTGTTATTATTCTTATTACTTCAATTTGTCAAGCTAAGACTGAGAGTAGCTCATCCAGAGCAGCCACAGACCCAGCAATCTTCATCACATCGTTGCTGGACTCGCACAGGCGAAGGTCACCGAAGAACTTCTCACGCTCGTCGCGGATAAACTGGACGATGGCGTGATATTCCTCGCGGTCGGAGAGTGCTTCTACGGATTGTTGTATCGTTGGTTTTGGTAGTGGTGTCATGTTATTTCATTGATTTGCTTCCCTTACACTTCCATTTGCGGCGGGAAAGGTTGTTGGGTGAGTTGGGGTCTGATTTCCAGTCACCTTTGATCTTGGCTGAACGAGCGCAGTAGGCATCACCCTTCTTCGTGCCGGGTCGGATGCGATCCTTGCCGTCAGCAGCCTTACCTGCCTGCCCGAAGCGCACGGTCTTCTTGCGACCAGTATCGGGGTTGGTGACTACCTTTGAGAAACGCTTTTCCATTACTGCTGCATTCCTTGGGTTTGCATGCCACCCATCTCCGCAGGAGCCGTGCCGATGCGACCGATCTCTGCGTTCTGGGCCTGCTGGAGTTGGAACTGGTACTGCTCGGCGTATTTCTGGAGTCGCGTTGCGAATGCCTCGTCCGATTGTGCGCGTTGTGCAACATCTGGTTGTTGAACATACGCTTGCACAAGCTGCATTGCAACCTGTGCGCCATTGGGTTGGGCTGGAACCTCGATGCCAGCGAAGATTTTGGCGAGGTCGTCCGTGACATTCTTCATGACCTTCTGCTGCGCTTCCTCGGCGGGTTGCAGGACATAGTCAGCGAAAATTGGGTTGATGCTGGATGCCGTGAACTCAAGCAACTTATTCACATCCATGATGCCGTTGCGGTCAAGTTGCACCAATGACACCATATTCTTTAGCTGCGTCTCGGCAGTCTCTGGGTCATTGCTCTGCGAGTCGAAGTTGACCACGATGGAGAAGTTCTCGTCAGCAGAGCCCTTGGTCATCACCTGCGGATTTGGGTTGCCAGTAACTTGGAAGAAAACCTCATCAGGCCCCATGCGTTGGTATAGTTTCCAAGCAAGGTTCAGGACATCACGCACATGATCCAAGAACTTGGACACGAAATACTGCTGCCTCATGGACGAGAGCGGATTGTTAAGGTCGAGACCAACGCTGCGGTCTGCCTGTCCGATCATCGACACCTCTACCTCAACAGAACCATTGTCGGGCGGCGGTGTCGGCCCCCACTGGATCTCACCAAGACGACGATATGGGATGCGCCTGCCCGGCCCCCAGTCGGAGGGAGGCTTGCCGGCGGGGTGCATGAGGGGTGGCAGGGTTGCCAGAGATGAACGGTCAACACGCGAGTCACGCTCGGTTTTGATCTGGAGTTGTGCGCCGCGCAGGATGTCCCCAAATGTTTGCACCTCGTACATGCGCTTCTGGTTGTTGCTGAGGCGAGTTACCACAAATGGATAGTCGTCGTATCCATTCAAAAGCTCATGCTTGGCGTAGCCCTCGGCAGTTGGGTGAAAAACGGTGCAGTAGATGCCCTCGCTGCCATCCTCTTCGTCGATCAAACGCTGGTAGCCGTAGACCACCATAACGAGGTCGTTATCGTCGGTGATGGGCAGGCGGGTGACATTCTTTTGTTTCTCCCCGTCGAGGTACATGCTGTCCTTGCCACGGAGTCGGTCGATAGCGTTCTCGACCCAGTCCTCGTCCCAGCCCTCGTTGGTGACTTTTTTCTCAAGCTCTTGGGCAGTTAGGAAGGTTCTCCAGAAAATGTAGGGGCTACGCTGCGGGTCGGAGACATAGGGCGGCAGGATGACCTCCCCGTCCGGGGCGCAGGAATGCACCACGGGGCGATCCACGGTTACCCTAGGAATGGGTATTTGCGCCTCTCCCTTCGTTCTGAGGTCTTTGAGGGCTTTTCTGGCTCTCTTCCCCGAAAGTGCAGGGAAAGCCTGAGAAATCAATCCTAGGGCCATTTCTGTGGCATTCTCGTCCATGAGCAGATCCACCATCTCTGGCGCGGCCTGCGCGATCTCGTCCAGAGTCATGGTCTGGAGGTAGGTGCGGGACTCCCGCTGCCATCCGACATAGGAGATCATCAACCCTTTTTCGAGCAGGTAATTAGCCCCCAGTTCCATGTGTTCACGGAAATTTGGGATGTACGAGGAGCGCATCCACTTCAGGAAGCCAGACACCATCGCCGCCCGTGGCATGGATGCCATCGAAGTCGGGAATGCCTTGATATGCGAACGCTGGAGGGCTTGGTCAAACAAAGCCACATAGGTGTCAATCCGCTCTCCGATCACATTTACCTCTTGGTCGGAGGCTCCCTCCCACGGGAATGCGTTAGCACCGTGCTTGCGGAGGTCGTCACTCTTGCCCGGCCAAATGTTGCGCCGCTCATCGTAGGAGCGCAGGCAGGTCTGGAAGT